CACGGTTTCGATCATGCCCTGAGTGATGACCCCCGCGCTGCCGTCAGGTATGAACTCTGTCACACTGATAAGGTGAACCCCGGCCGCTTCCAGCTGCTTGCGGTAAAGGGCGCTTTCGGCACGGTCACGGAAAAACCGGTCATAGCGCCAGACCAGCACACAATCCACCACGCCGGTGCAGGCGTCGCGGATAAGCCGCCGGAAGTCCGCCCGGTTCTCAGTCCTTGCACTGCGGGCGCGGTCTACGTACTCCCCTACCACGGTAATATTATGTTTTTCGGCGTACTCCCTGCAAATATCAATTTGCGCCTCTATGCTTAATTCCTGCTGCTTATGGCTGGAAAAGCGGCCATAGATAAACGCCCGCACTGCATTTCACCCCTTTGCCCCCGCTGTGGCGGGAAATTACAATTATAGGCCGTTTTGAGTTACGCCGTATTCGGCCTGCTCATTTGTAAAGCCTTCATATTTCAGCTGACCAATCAGCCCAGAACGAGAGAAAGAAGAATAGTCCAAATATTCCTTTGCTTTCTTTACTGCTTGTTCGTTCCAGTCTGCACCACAGTTATCTGCTGCGCGAGTGGCTTCCTCAGTCGTAAAGCCCTCATATTCCAGCTGCCCGATCAGCCCAGTGTAGGAAAAAGCGGAATAATTCAGATAGTCAGCAGCTTTCTTCTCTGCCTGCTCAAACCAGTCAGCGCCGCAGTTGTCTACCGCGTAGGTGGCTTCCTCAGTTGTAAAGCCCTCATATTCCAGCTGTCCAATCAGACCGGTATAAGAAAAAGCGGTATAGTTTAGATAGTCGTGCGCTTTTCTCAGTGCGTTCTTTTCCCCGACCGATGCAGTATCTGTAACGGCCTGCGTTTCGACGGCTTGCGTATTTGCCACCGTTTCTTCGGCTACCGTTGCAACAGTCACTTCGGCGGTTGTCTCCACGGCTGCCGTTTCCGTGGCGGGAGTAGTTTCTGTGGGAGTGCTGACCAGTTTTGTGCAGCCACCAAACAGAATAACGACCGCAATCAGCCAGAACCACCAGCGTTTATAAAAAGGCTTTTGGGCCTTTTTCGCATTACTGGCCGGTTGCTCACCATCAACAGGTGTGCCGCAGTGAGGACAAAATTTGCCGGAGTTGTCGATTTCCTGACCACATTTCTTACATTTCATAAAATGACCCCTTTTCTTTTTGCATATCTAAACCCGTCCATGTGGCGGGTTATTTTTTTACGCCGGGGGACTGGATGATTTTGCATTCTCTGTAGGAACGGCCTGATACTCAAAGTCTAGCGCGTTCAGAATTCGCGCACGAGCCATGCTGTCAAGGGCATGAAATTTGCGAAGCAAATCCAAATCGGCAGCCGGAAGGCCGACCGCTTTGGTAGCACAAGCATTCCGACCAAGAAGAACATCCACGGTAACACCGAAAAAGTCGGCCAACTTGCACAACATTGCAAAATTGGGTTCACGCTTTCCACTTTCCCACATTCCGACGGTCGCTTGAGATACACCCATTTTCTCAGCAAGCTTATATTGAGACAATCCAGCCGTCTCACGCTGTTTTTTCAATTCAACTCTAAACACAGAACCACCCCTTTTCCATATGATAATAACAAAGAGTTATAAAAGCAAGGGTTTTTAGAAAATTATCACATTTAGTGTTGACAATCACGCTTAGTGATGCTATAGTAATCACACATAGTGATTGATAAGGAGGCGATTGAAAAAATGACGGCAATCAGAGAGTACAGAATCAAAAAGGGCATTTCCCAAGCCCAGCTTGCAAAGCTCATGGAGACCACACAGGCCGCTGTAGCCATGTGGGAAACCGGCGCCCGTATGCCTAGGGCGGACAAGCTGCCAAAACTGGCGGAAGTTTTAGGCTGTAGCGTGGCGGACTTATTTGCAAAACCAGAAACGGCGTAAGGAGGTGCCGCCATGGGGCGGGTAAATAGCGAAGCTGCCGCCCTGCTGGTGGCGGGTATTTGCCGAGGGAAGTTCTGGGCATCCCCAGAGGAAACAGAACGGTGGTTAAAGACCGAAACCGGGCAGCGCATTGCAGCCCTTATCGAGAAGGAACGGAGGAAGCACAAAAATGACAGACCGAGAATTTAACGAGGGATTGCAGCGTCACCTAATGCGGTGTGAGCTGCAATACAGAGCCGAGAACGCACCGAAAGGCAGTGAAGTGGACTGGTTGGCACCGCACTGCGGCACCGTGCAGGAAATTGCGCGTTTCCTGCGGGAGCTTGGATTCAGAATCAAGGAAATATCGGATTGTTCCGACTGTGCGGGGACAAAGTTCCATTGGGTAGTTACGACAAGCGGAATCGTTGTTTACGAAAATGACAATTTGCTCCGCGGCTTTATCGCCATGTCCGCCGGAAATCGGGAGCGCAGGAAAAAGAAGGTGACACGGCCGCATGAATGAATACAAAGTTGGTTTTAGTTATCAGCAGACCAGCGGGGCAAGGCCTACTGTTTTCGATGAAATAAAGGCAGCCACCGCTCAGGAAGCCGTAACCAAGACAAGAGACTGGTATAGCGGTCTCCCGATCAATATTGAATCGGTGCAGATTGACCAAGGCAACGGCTGGGAACCCGTGAAAGAATGGGTATGAGCTGGGATTCTGAAATTTGGGCGCCGTGCCGCCTAGGAGAAGCGTTTACATTGTGGGATTTGGGGTTTGAGCGCACAACGTACCTATACGCAATTAAGGCGGATCGGATGGGACACAAGGGTGACGCTATGAGTGTTGACAGGCCGGAGCAGTTGACAAAAAGGCACCCGTACAATGTCCGCTTAGGAGCAGGCCCGCGCCCATGGTCAAATTGCTGGACGTATGAGCCCAAGATCAAGATAGAACCACCCGTCTGGTGCTGGGATATGCAGGACGACTACATGTTCGGTTTGGAGTTGAAGCCAAAGCGGAATGGTGCCCGGCGGAAAGCCAGACTTGACTACGTGAAGATCCACAACGGCCAACCAGTATATGAAATGGTTATAGAAAGACCTGACGGAAATGAACGGCAGTGTTTTGACAGTATTCCGACACTTGATTCTTACTTTGCGCCGATCTGGCCAGAATCCGTTATTGAATCAGCAAAAACCGTTATTGAACCGTTGAAAACTGTTTGCCCTACTGCCGGGGTCAGGCCGTTCTATTACTTTTGGTTTGAAGAAATGCAGGAGGGTTAACGGTGGCAGACACACGACATGCACCATGTAAGGGCTGCCCGGACAGATACCCGGCGTGTTCCGATCATTGTCAAAAGCCGGAATTTCTGGCTTTCCGTGCAGACCGCGCCCGTATAAGGGAAACCCAGCGCCGGGAATCGGAACTTCTGAGTTACACCTTGGGCGAAATCAGAAAGAACAGACGGGGCAGAAGATAAGCCCCAAAAATAAGGAGGAAATACCATGCAGTACATAGACAACAGAGAAGATCAGGAAGTAATCGACATGGTCAACCGGAATCACCGCTTGAACGTGGAAGTGACCAGAACCGTGGGGTATATCGTCCCCGTTGAGGAAGCCAGGCGCATTGCTGCCCAGCGGGCAGCCGCCAACCAGCAGCAGGGCAGCATCGTGGGCGTGGTGGCTGTCTTTCTAATCACCGCCCTTGCTGTCGTGCTGGGCATTGTCGGACTGGTAGGGTAACGCCATGGGAAAGAGTATTTCGGAAGTTCTCACCGCTCTGACGCTCTGCGGTGCCAATTACCGGGCAGACAGCTGTAAAGCCTGCCCACTTAATGATTCCTGCAAACCGGGTGACAATGCTGCTCTAGTGGACGCTGCCACCGAAGCGATCACCGATCTGGTGGCGTTCAATGCCTTGTGCCTGCAAGAGAAAGCGGGCCTTCTCCAAGTTCTGAAACACGCCAGAGTAACGGTCTATGTGGTGGTTCATCGGAGACGCAGCACCCGCGACGTGTTCACGCTGAAAACCGGGCTTTTCCGTCCCAATGATCTGAAACGTCTGGGCAAGACTGTCTTCCTGAACCGGGGCGACGCTGAAAAAGAGCTAAGGAGGCTGCAAGAGCTATGGTCATAAATGAAAGCGCCCTTCTGCGGGCAATGCGCGAGGACTACAAGGGGCAGGGCTACACCGTGGCCAGACGTGCGGAGATCGAGGCCGACCCGGAAAGCGAAAGCATCCTCCTTCTGAGCGCAAACGACTGGATGGTGGAAATTGGATGGAAGAATGTGTCGGCCAAAATCTTCGGTCTGGTAGCGGAACACATGAAGGGTCTGCCAGAGGTGGGGCAGGCTTTCAAAGTCAAGAAAAAGGAAACCAACACCGTTATCTTCGATATGGTGGAGAAATTCCCGAAGCATAACCCCGATGAGCGAATTATTGCCACCCACCGCACCCGGCTTATGTACGAAAGCATGGAGGTTTGGCAGGAGGAACGGAACAACAGCTGTATGCTTGTCCCAAGCGAAACGGCCGGTATGCTTTTGGACCACGGAAGAATTGTGCAGTGGATCGACGGCGGTCTGCTTATAACGGGTAGAGCGTCCCGTATCTTTGTGAGACATTGCCGATACCGGGCGGACGACCCGCAGCAGGACGCTATCAATTTCTTAAGTGGGAAGCGCTGGTGGTGACGGTGGAAGAGACTGCAAAAGGCTGGGCGGTTCTGCTTTCGATTCGGGCAGTACATGCGGCCAACATCTACGCCGGGACAAAAACGGTAGAACTGCGGAAGTCAGTCCCAAGGCGTCGTTGCCGGGAAAATTCCGCAAAGTATCCATTCCGGGTCTATTTGTACGAAAGCAAAAGCGCCGGAGGGCTGGGAGCGATAACAGGGTACTTTGAATGTAGCAGCTACGCAGGCACCCGCGGCATATATCTGGAAGAAATTTCCAGACGCGCACAGGTCAGCATGGAATACCTTACAGACTACGGGAAAGGCGGCTGGGTATACGGCTGGGAGGTCAAGAACCCTTGCCGCTTCCCCGCCCCGCTGCCTATTTCGGATCTGGGGTTCCAGCGCCCACCGCAAAGCTGGTGCTATCTGGACGCCAAGGCTTGCGAAATATTGGAGGTGGCGGCTCATGGATCATCAAAGTCATGAGCCTGCCCGGTTCTGGTACTACTATGATTTTTCCCCGCTGCAACCCGGACGCTACTACTGTGGCGACTGCTTCCAGCTGCTTCCTGCCATTGAAAGCGGAACCGTGGACATGGTCCTGATAGACCCGCCCTATTACATGGGCAAGGACAAAGCATGGGACTGTTTCGAGGGCAGGGCCGATTATATGGCCTTCATGGGTCGGGCATTCATACAAGCCCAGCGCATTCTCAAAGAAAATGGAACGCTGGGCTTTTGGCACAACGACCTACAGAAGATCACGTGGCTTTGTGACTGGCTGGAACGCAATACAGATATGCGGTTCGCTACATGGGGAATATGGGTCAAGCCCAACCACAGGCGAAAGATATGGGTAAACCCCGGCCCGGGCAACACCCTGCGCAGCTGGTTCAACATCGGCGAATTCTGCGTGTTCTTTGTAAAGGGTACAGCCGGCACCGCATGGAACAAAACCGGGCTTGAGCTGGCCAAGCTGAACACCGAGAACTTCGGCTCACTGCGCGACTACTTCCGCCGCCTACTGGAATACACAGGCGCCACCAAGCGTCAGATAATTGAAACCGTAGGCCAGTCCGCCGACCATTGCTTCCGTTTTGGTAGTACGCAATGGCTTTTGCCTACCCGCGAAACATATCTCAAAATTGTGGCGGCGTTCCATTGTGACAGTTGGGAAGGGTACAGGACTTTTGAAAGTCTGGAAGCAGAACGGAATAACGCAATGGCCAGCTATGCCGATCAGATTCAGGAAGCCAATGCCGCCCGGTTCGTCCACAATCTGGATGCGAACCACTGCAACATATGGATCAGTCAGGAGGCACAGTCCGGTCAGAAGCACCACCCTTGTCAGAAGCCTGTAGACATTACAGAGCGGATCATCAGGACACACACAAATCCCGGCGGGCTGGTGGTGGATTTTTTCGCAGGAAGCGGAAGCACCGGGGTGGCCGCGATCCGCGCCGGTCGGTCGTTCATTCTGATAGATAATGACGAACCGCACCGGGCGGAAGGCGCCGCATGGATTGAAAAAGAAAGACAGAAAGCCCTTTGCATTTAACTGCAAAGGGCAAAAAAGAAGCCCGGCCGCGGAAATGACCGGGGTTCCATAAGTGCCAAGGGTCAAACATGCCTGCATTTATATTGTGGGCAAACCCTTCGCAGGTGCTGCCAGAGGGCAGCGTGAAGGGCTTGTATGGGGTGATAAAAACAGAACCGTCCCAGAAACATATAGGAGGGTGCCGCATGAAAACGGTACAGAGGGAAAGGCGGTATGTTTGTGGGCAAACCAAGCAGAACGCCGTATATCAGGAAATAGAGATTTATACAGTAGGCACGGATCAGAAAAGCCGGCAGCGGGAAAAACAGAAAGTAACCCCTGTTCCCTTTCGGGGTAAGAACCCGGAACACTGGGACGGCCATAATGCCAAACGCGCCCGCAAGTGGTTCATCCGCCTGTTGAATACCAATTTCACAGAAGCCGACACACATACCAGCCTGACTTATTCCGATGAATTCTTACCGAAGACAGAGGAAGAGGCAGACCGGGACATAAGCAACTTCCTTCGCAGGCTACGGACAAAGTGCAAAGCCAGAGGGTTGCCCGCCCCGGAAGCCATTACAGTGACGGAACACCAAGACGCAGACCCGGACACAGGGCAGAAGAGGCGCTCAACGAGTATCTGGAAGCCTTGAAGGTAGTAGATTACTGGACAGGCAAGGTTCGGGAACTGAACGGCGCATTTATCTACCGAAGTCCCAGCAGCAACACAGAGCTGCCAACCAAAGCCATTGGCAACCCTACCGTGTCCGTTTCCATGGAGATGGAGACAGCGGAGGAAAACGAACGGGAAGCCAGACAGTACGCCAAAGAAGCAAAGAGACGGGTTCTGTCCCTTATCCAAATGGCAAGGACAGCAGACCAAAAGGTGCTGCTGATGCGCCGGTATATTGATGGCATGAGTTGGGAGGACGCAGCGGAAGCGGCGGGCAAATCCCGAACTTGGGCAACCAACACCCACGGCGAGGCGCTGCTTTATATCAGGCTGCCAGATGCCGTGAAGAAGCAGTGATAAAAAGTGTACAAAAGTGTGAAAAAAAGTTTTTTTCTTTCTTGAAGTGTACAAGGACAGTGTGCTATTCTGTATAACAAGAAAGCCGCGGGAAACCGAGGCAGAATAAACCGAAAGCCGTAGGTCAGAAGCCTGCGGCTTTCTTTTTGTATGGGAGAAGGTGCAAGGGTGTCACTGCCGTATGATCCGGACAGCTGGCCCGCAAATTGGATTTTGCAGTTGATTGCAAAGGATCAGCTGGGCGATTTCTACAACTCAAAGCAATGGAAGCGCTTCCGTTTGAAGCTGCTCAAGTCTAAGCCGTGCCGGTGCCAGCTGTGCGAACAGAAGGTGCCTGCTGTTCTCACGCCGCTGCGCAAGCCATGGGAAAAGAAGCGAGACAGTAACGACCGCCGCCCGGTCGCTGTTGTCCACCATCGCAATGAGATAAGGCAAAGACCGGACTTGGCCTTGTCCGAGTACGACGACAGGGGGCAGCTCAACACTGTGATTATCTGCCCGGGGTGCCACTGGGAAGAACATCATAAACGAAAACTTCCCGTGACAGAAGAACGGTGGTAGCCCGGGCACCCCCCACCCCCTGAAAGCGAAATCCCGCCCGCCTTGGAAACCGAGGCCCAGGGAAGACAAAACCGCTGAATCGCGCGCACAACGAAAAAAACGGGAAAAACCGCCCCCGCATAATATGTTCGCGTGTATGCCACGCGCGTAATGGGAAACGCGGAAATCGGTCAGAAAGGGGCTGAGAAAATGACCGCCGAGGACGTAAAGAAAAGCCTTATCAGGCAGCTGGAAGACCGGGGCGCGAACGTGGAACACTTTCTTGCCCTTATTGATGATTACGTTTTTTACTACAAGCAAGAAAAGAAAGCCCAGGCCGAAGTCCGTAAAAACGGGATGACGATAAAAGCCACCAGCGCTTCCGGAAAAGAATACGACAAAGAAAACCCGGCAATCAAGGCGGCAGCCCTTTTCAACAAGCAAAAACTCACAATCCTACGGGAACTGGATCTGAGGACGGATACAGTACCGCCTCCGGATGAAAGCGGCGGCAATCTGTGACCCGCTATATTCAGGATTACATAGAACTGGTGAGGTCCGGCACCGTGCCGGTGTGCCGGGATCAGCTGCTCCTTGTCGATTATGTGGAGCGTGTTTTTCAGGAAGAAAGCATATACGTGGACGAAGCGCAGCTGGAGCGGTACATGGATCAGCAGAAATATTTCCCGTACCGTCTTTTGGAGTGGGAAACCTTCTGTTTCGCGCTTCATAACTGCGTGTACAAAGCCCCCGGGCGTCTGCGGTGGCCTATTCTAATCATTGTCGTGGGGCGCGGAGCCGGGAAAAACGGCTATCTTGCCTTCGAGGATTTTTGTTTAATTACCCCGATCAACGGTATTGAGAAATACAACATAGACATGTTTGCCAATTCGGAGGATCAGGCAAAGGCCACGTTCGACGACATTTACGATATTCTGGAAAGCGACAAACGCTATTTTGAGAAGTATTTCACTTGGAATAAAGAGCAAATCGTAAACAGGAAGACCAAAAGCCGCATTAAATACTACACTCGCGCCCCCAATTCCAAGGACGGCGGCCGACCCGGAAAGGTCGATTTTGACGAACTGCACGCATATGTGAACAGCGCATTGCTTGACGTGGCGGTCACAGGCCTTGGCAAGCGGCCAATGCCCCGCAGAACCTACATTTCCACCCAAGGCAATGTACGAGACGGCCCGTTAGACCGGTACATGACCACGGGGCTGAAAGTTCTGGAAGGTACGGAGCCAGACAACGGCTGGTTATATTTCTTCTGCCGTCTGGACAGCGACGACGAAATCCACGACCCGAAGACGTGGGCAAAGGCAAACCCTTCCCTGAATGATCCCACCCGGCAAGAGCTGCGCGAGGAAATCCTGCTTGAATACAACGAGTACAAAAAAGACCCGGCCAGCCATTCTTCCTTCGCCACAAAGCGCATGAACCGCCCCCAAGGGAACACGGAAACGGAAGTAACTTCATGGGAAAATATTCTGGCGGCAAATCAGCCATACCCGCCGTTGGACCCGGGTGTCGCGCCGACGGCGGTATTCGGTATTGACTACGCAGATACGCGGGACTTTGTGGCGGCGGGCATTCTCTGGAAGGTCGGGGAAATCTGGTGCTGGAAGGCTCATAGCTGGATATGTACCCAGAGCGCTACCCTACCGCGTATTCAGTTCCCGTATCTGGAAGCTGTTTCCAGAGGGGAAGCCACTCTGGTGGACGAGCCGCAAATACCGGCAGACTACCCGGCGGACTGGATCGAAGCGCAGGCGCTGGAAAACAATATTCGATTCGGCGCAATCGATCACTTCCGTATAGCCCTCATGCGCAAAACATTCAAAGAAAGAGGCTGGGATCCAGACCCCAAAAAAGGAAACATCAAGCTGACATACCGGCCGGAGGTTTCAGAGGTGGCGCCAATCATTACCAGCGCTTTCATTTCCCATAAAATTCGCTGGGGTGATTCCATGACAATGCGGTGGTACACGAATAACGCATGCCGGAAGATCGACAGCAACGGAAATATTACTTTTGAGAAAATCGAACCCAAAACCAGAAAAACAGACGGCTTTATGGCATTTGTGGCGGCCTTCATTGTGGCCACAAAGCACGAGGACATATTCGAGGTACTGCCGGATGTGGACAAACTGCCGGGCGTCTTTGTTTTCTGATTTTGGAAAGGAGTTGAAACAATGAGGTTTACGGACTTTCTGGCCGACTTGGTGGACTTCGGGAAGCGGGATGAAAGCGGCAACATTCTGGTGAAGGACGGAATGCAGGGCACGGCGATCTCGCGTCTGAATGTTGAAGAAATTGCCCTTTTCTCCGTCATCGACTTGGTGGCGTCCACGGCCGCAATGTGCGAATGGAGAACGTACCAGAATGGTCAGTATCAGCGCGGCGAAGACTGGTTCCGGTGGAATGTAGAGCCGAACCAGAACGAAAACGCTTTTTTCTTCCGCCGCCTGCTGTTTGCCCGGCTGCTGCGGTTTAATGAAGCGCTGGTATTCCAGCGGGCAGATGGTAGCTTGTACCTTGCGGACAGTTTCAGCCGTGAGGAATTCGCCTTTAAGCCGAACAAGTATAGCGGAATCACGTGCAACGGTTTGACGGTCAGCAGCTACAAAACAGAGGACGAGATCTTCTATTTTCACCTTGCCAGTCAGGACACTGCAAGTCTTCTGCGCAGGTTTAACAGCCTGTATTCCGAGGCGTTAGCCGAAGCTCTGGACAAGTACAAGCATAGCGGTGGCCGCAGCGGCGTGCTGAAAATCACAGGTAATGCCACAAAAGACAAAAATTACGAAGAAAACGTGGCCAGACTGATGCAAAATCGGTTCAAAACGTTCTTTGAGAGCAAAAACGCGGTTATCCCATTGTTTGATGGCTACGATTATACCCCGGACAGCGGCCCAGCTTCTCAGAAGCTGAACGGTGAAGTCGGTGACATGGAAAGCCTTGTCAGGCAGGCGCAGGATCGTGCTTGCAACGCCTACCATTGCCCGCCCTGCCTGCTGCGCGGCGACGTTACCAACCAAGACGAAGCCGTCCAAAACCTGCTGACATTCGGCGTAAAGCCGGCAGTGCTTACCGTGGAAAACGAGGCCAACAGGAAGCAGTACGGCCGGGAAATCCTGAACGGCTGGCGTATACGTATCGACATGACCCACGTTCGCGTGGTTGATATTTTCGACGTGGCGGTCAAGCTGGACAAGCTTATCCAAGATGCCGTAGTAAACACGAACGAAGGCCGTGGCCTGCTCAATATGGATCCGATTTCGGAGCCGTGGGCAGATGAATACCACCGCACCAAAAATATGGAGGCGGTAAACGCCCCGGTGAAGGGAGGTGAAAACACATGATTTATATTCCCATGAAAGTGCGCCACGAGGTTAAGGCTCTGGCTGCTGGTCGAATTTTTGAGTTCTACATCACCGACGACATAAAGCCGGACGGTGAACGATTCAACTGGGATACATATTCTTGGGAGGCAGTGGAGAGCACAACGTGCCAGCGGTATTTCGTGGATAACACGAAGGATGCACAGACCGGCGACACCATCAACCTGTACATAAACAGTTGGGGCGGCAGCGTAAAGGAAGCGCTGGGCATTTATAACGTCCTGCGCCGCTGTGGGGCCACCGTTGTGGCATACATTGACGGCGTTGCAGCTTCTGCCGCGTCCGTTATTGCGATGGCAGCAGACAAGGTAATTATGCCCCGTAACACCGCTATGATGGTACATAACGCAGCTTGGGGCGTGTACGGCAATTCCAAGGAACTGCGGAAGAGTGCGGACGATCTGGACATTATCAACGGAGCCATGCTGCAAAGCTATATCGTCAAGGCTGGCGACAAGCTGCCCGCGGAAAAGCTGGAAGAACTGACGGACGGTGAAACTTCCGTATATGGTCATCAGAACCATAGAGAAGGACACATGGGACGATTTGGGACGTGTGTGCGTGAAAACGATCATGTGGACCATTGCCCTATTTACTGCAAACAAGGACGTTGCACTTGAGTGCAAAATAAGAAAAGCGCTTGCCGGTCTGGGAACCATCGAAATTGAGAGGTTCCCGGACGGTGAGCCGTATTCCGTACATTTTACGTTTACAACGAAGGGAGCCTAAAAAATGAGCAACACCAATACCAACACCATCGACAACAGCGACGAGATCATTCTGGGCAGCGGCGACCTGTATATTGTCGAGTTTTCCGGGGCAATTCCGGAAGATGCCACAATCGAGGCCGACAGCAACCGCGCGGGGAATATCAAGAGTGGCGCAACTCTGGAATACTCCGCAGACAGTCAGACGGTTCAGGACGACAAAGGCCGTGTAAAGAAGACCATCATCACCAAGGAGACGGTCACGTTTAAGACCGGCCTTATCACTTGGGTGCCGCAGTACATTCAGGCGCTGATCCAGACTGCCCGCATTGACGAGACCACCAAGAAAGGCCATCGTCTGTTCCAGCTGGGCGGACTGTCCAATCTGAACAAAAAGCGTTATCTGTGGCGGTTTGTCCATACCCGCGACGATGGCCGGAAGCTGCGGATTACCGTTACCGGCAAGAATACGGGTGCCATTTCCATGGCTTTCCAGCCCGAAAACGAGACCACCGTTGATTCCGAGATTACCGCCGACACTCTGGACAAGGACGGTACGCTGGTCATTCTGGATGACGAGCTGGTAACCACCCAGTCGGAAGCAGATGGAGGCTAACTATGTTTCAGTTGTCTGCAGTCCGGGTTCGGCACTATGAATTTGAAAACCCCGAAGACGGCACGATCCTGCACGTCCACCCGCCGAAGCTGGAAGCCGTGGAAATTTTCAACAAGGTATTTACCGACAAGGAATCCACCCCCAAAGATATGGCCGGCGTGACGGCCGCCCTGCTTTCGGATAATGAAGAGGGCGTCAGGATCACCAGCAAGAAGCTGATGGGATGGGCGAATATCGACCAGCTGTCCGCGCTGATAGAAGATTTTCTGGGCTGGATGAACAACACAAAAGCCAGTAACCCAAACTGATAACCCCCAGCTATCCGGTCAAGGATGGCGCGGGGGTTCCGTTCGGGATCACCACGCAACGACAAAAAATTGTTGCTGATTATGCGGGCATTTCTTTGTTTGATGTCTACCAACTGGACATATTCACCTACTGGGCATTACTGCACGACGCCATTGTGACAACGAATGCCCAGACGGAAGAAGGCAGGAAATGGCTGCATGATGCGTGGCGGATTCAGCAGACAACGCCGGACGCGGAAAAACTGCACCAAAAATATGGCTGAAAGGAGGGTAACCCGTGGATCAGAAAATAAGAGGAATTACCGTTACCATTAACGGCGATACAACGGGTCTGGGCAAGGCACTGGACACCGTGAAAAAGCAGAGCATTGGCCTAAATCGAGAGCTGAAAAGCGTAAACAAGGCGCTGAATTTCAACCCTTCCAGCGCGTCCCTGCTGACAGAAAAGCAGAAAGTTCTTACTGATTCTGTACGTGCAGCCCGTGAAGAGCTGAAAACTCTGGAAGCGGCACAGGCCGACGTAGAAAAAATGTATGCTTCCGGCGATATCGACCGGGGTGCATACCTTGAATTCCAACGGCAGCTGGAAGCCGCCCGCGCGAATGTGGAGCGGCTGCAGGATCAGCTGGTTGAGTTCGGCGGAGCCGCCGGGCAAATCATGCAGCAGGCAGGAAAAAAAGTTTCCGAGTTTGGCAGCACGGTAGAAGGTATCGGCAATAAGCTTATGCCCATCTCTGCGGCCACTGCGGCGGCAGGAGCTGCTACCGTAAAAATGGCATGGGACTTTGAAGACAGCATGGCCAAAGTATCGACCATTGCGGACACTACGGAAGTTCCTCTGGAAGACCTGCAGGCGGCTATCCTAGAGCTGAGCGACGAAAGCGGCATAGCGGCCGGGGAAATTGCGGAGAACGTATATAATGCGATCAGTGCCGGCCAGAAGACCGGTGACGCCGTGAATTTTGTACGGCACGCCACTGATTTGGCCCGCGCTGGTTTTGCGGACAGTGGCAACTCTCTGGACCTGCTGACCACAATCATGAACGCTTACAAGCTGGAAGCGAACGAAGTAACCAACGTTTCCGACAACCTGATAGCAACCCAGAACCTTGGTAAAACGACGGTTGCAGAGCTTTCCAGCAGCATGGGTAAAATCATCCCCACCGCCAACGCCGCGAATGTATCCCTTGACCAGCTGTGTGCCGGCTATGCGCTCATGACTGCCAACGGCGTAGCTACCGCCGAAAGCACAACTTACATGAACAGCATGCTGAACGAGCTGAACAAGTCCGGCAGCACAGTTGCCAAAACCTTGCAAGATGAAACAGGGAAAGGTTTCTCTGACCTGATGGCGGAGGGCTACACCTTGGGCGATGTGCTGGGAATTGTCAGCGCCGCGGCAGATGACCAAGGGCTGAAATTTACGGATATGTTCGGCTCTGCGGAGGCGGCAAAAGCGGGCTTGATTCTGTTGGGCAACAGTGTTTCCGACGTGGAAAACGGTCTTGTAGAAGCAGGCGGGTCTACAAGCCAGTTTAATGAAATGCTGGCCGGTATTCAGGCTGGGGCAGGCGGTACAGAATCGGCTCTGGAGAAACTGGAAACCAAAAACCGCAAAGCTCAGGCCGCGTTCAATCTGGTAAAAAATGCCGCCCTGGACTTCGGTCAGGTTGCCAGCGGTATGCTGGCACCATACGTTGAACAGTTTGCCGGGGTTATCGAAAAAGCGACGGATAAGCTGAAAAACATGGACGAAGGCCAGAAAAAGGCCGTTATAACCTTCGCCGCAGTTGTGGCAGCAGCCGGCCCGGTGCTGTCCGTGGCCGGTAAAGGTATCAGCATTGTTGGTAATCTGATTACCACAGGCGGGAAAATTGTGACCACATTCCAAGGAGCTTCGGCGGCGATGAAAGCGGGCGCGTCAGCCTTCCAGCTGGCAGGTGCCGGTGCCAAAATCGCAGGTGTAGCCATTACGGTGCTGACCAGCCCAATAACTTGGATCGTGGCGGGAATTGCTGCTCTGGTTGCTGGATTTGTCTTGCTGTATAACCATTGCGAAGGATTCCGCAACGGCGTTAACGCCATTGCTTCCGGTATCAAAACCGCATGGAACGCAAGCATGGACGCGCTGAAATCCACAGCGCAGGAAAAGCTCAGCGCTGTACGTACCGCCTATGAGGAAAACGGCGGCGGAATCAAGGGCGCAGCAGCGGCAGCCATGGAAGCGGTAAAGGGAGCATACACATTCGGCCTGACATTCATTGATAAGCTGACCGGCGGCAAACTGTCGGCTATAGCGGAGAAATTCAAGAATAGCCGTGTAGGCCAGATCTGGACTTCGGCTATGGATACCGTCAAGAATGCCACTGCCATTGGCATGGATGCACTGACAACCACAGCACAGACGAAGCTTGATGCCGTTCGTTCCGCCTATGAGGAAAACGGCGGAGGGCTTAAGGGCATAGTAGCAGCCACCATGACCGGCATTCGGGAAGCAAGCACCTTCGGTCTGGACTTTATTGACAATCTGACCGGCGGCAAGCTGTCGGCCATAGGGGAAAAGTTCAGAAACAGCCGCGTAGGCCAGATTTGGACTTCGGCTATGGATACCGTCAAGAATGCCACTACCATTGGAATGGATGCGCTGAAAACCACAGCACAGGAAAAGCTCAGCGCTGTACGCACCGCCTATGAAGAAAACGGCGGAGGTATCAAGGGCGTGGTAGCGGCCACCATGACTGGCATTCAGGAAGCAAGCACCTTTGGCTTAGACTTTATCGACAACCTGACTGGCGGCAAGCTGTCGGCCATAGGGGAAAAGTTCAGAAACAGCCGTGTGGGCCAGATCTGGACTTCGGCTATGGATACCGTCAAGAACACCACCGCCCTTGGCATGGAAGCGTTGAAAACCACAGCGCAGGAAAAGCTTGACGCCGTTCGTTCCGCCTATGAGGAAAACGGCGGAGGGCTTAAGGGCATAGTAGCGGCTACCATGACCGGCATTCAGGAAGCAAACAGCTTCGGTCTGGACTTTGTTGATACTCTGACCGACGGGAAACTGTCCAGCATTGCCGAACGCTTCCAGTCAAAAATGAATGCCGCCAAGACAGCCGTTACCGACACCTTGGATAATATCAAGAGCGCATTTTCGGAAAAGATTGAGGCCGCCCGTTCTGCCGTTGCGCAGGGAATTGAGAATATCAAGAACTGTTTCAAGTTTGAATGGAGCCTGCCGAAATTGAAATTGCCGCACATTTCCATTACGGGAAAATGGGGCTTTAATCCACCACGGGTTCCGACCTTCGGCATTTCATGGTACAAATACGGCGGCATTCTGCAAGGTGCCCGCATTATCGGTTCCTTGGGTGACAAGTACATCGGTGCCGGTGAAGCAGGCCCGGAAGCTGTACTTCCTCTGCACAGCTTTTACAGTGAGCTGAGAAACATTATCGCCGAGTTGGTGGACAGAAATGCCGGCCCAACAGAATTTAACCAATATAATTCGTATTACAGCCCCAAGGACCTAAGCCCTGCCGAGTGTGCCCGGAAGACCAGAGACGAAACCAGACAGCTGCTTAAAAACGTAAAGAGAGCGTAGGAAGCCTATGGAAAAAGTAGTTTGCAAAAACAGCGCAACCGGCCGGACGATAGTATTTGAGTACGGCGACACGGTTTTTCTTGAAGGTGTGGACGACATAGGCGCGGCCAGTTTCACGATTTCGACCAGCAAAAACACCGGTGTGGATGGCGAGTCTGTCGAAGGCGAAAGCCAGAACGCCCGGCACCCTGTTATCCGCGCCTATGTCTTCTCTGACTATGACGTGATCCGCGATCAGCTGGATGCCGTTTTTCAGGAGGGAGTAGACGGCACGCTGGAAGTGTGGCGGGATGACGGTTCCCGCCGTGTGGCCATCTACCGCCCGGAGGGCTGGGAACTGCCATATACCGGCATTATTCGAGAGCTGACCGTCAAACTGTTGTGTTCAGATCCCAAATTCTACGACCCGGAAGAGGAACTGTCCACTATGGCGTCTTGGCGTTCTATGCTGCGTTTCCCGCTGGTATTTCACAGTCCGTTTGCCATTTCGGAACATGTGGCCAATTTACTGGCCACGATTGAGAATCCTAGCTCCACAGCTCAGGCGCTGCGCATTGTTTTTGCCGCTACCGGCGAGGTAACAAACCCGTTTTTGACCGACGTAAAGCGGCAGGAAACATTGCAAATCGGGACAACTGCCAAGCCGTTCGTTCTCCACAACGGCGAAGTCGTTACCGTTACCACTTCCCTGTCCAATATGCACATTATGCTTGCAAGCCGAGGTGTGCAAACAGAGATCACAAACAAAGCGGTGTGGCCGGTCGCATGGCTGAAATTGCACCCGGGCGAGAACCTGTTCCGATATGGCGCCGCGTCCGGAGAACAGTCCCTGCAGGTGCAGATTTGGCACCGGCAAAGCTATGGAGGTGCATAACCGTGGAAGCTCCCATTCTGTCGTTTTTCTCCAATGAATTGGTTCATTGCTTTGATCTGGGCGAATACAAGAGCCTGCGGTGGCGGCCTATGTACGATAAAATTGGAGAATTTGAGCTGCATACCAGCCCCAGCCTGTTCGCAAAAGTCAAGTGCGGACAACTGATTTTAAGACCGGACAGGCCAAAAGAAACCGTTAAGGTGGAAGGGATCGACATTGAAAGCGGAAATCTTATCATAACCGGGCGTTTTCTGATCTGCATTATGGAGGATGCCGGAATCCGCAACATCTATAATTTTGACTGTCCGATTGAGGAAGCCATGCGGACGTTGGTAAAGGAGCAATACGGCCGCGTAACACGCGCTTTGCCGGTAAAACTCGCCGCAGCCGGGGGCTTTACCCCGACGATTCAGTGTCAAGTAAGTCTGAAAAACCTTTTTACCGTTCTTGCTGCCATGGCCAAAGCGGGTGGCCTGGGGTTCCGGGTCTACGCCGATCCGGCCGTGCAGGCGCTGTTCTTCGAGGTCTACGAGGGTGTAGACCGGACAGAAGGACAGGAAGAAAACGCCCGTGTTACCTTCTCCAATGCCTATTTCAACATTGACGATCCCAAATATCAGGAGAACGAAGCCAATTACAAGAATTATGCGATTGTCTGCGGTGCCGGTGAGGGGCTGGACAGGACTATCGTAGAGGTTGACCGGACGAGCGGCGAAGACCGCCGGGAACTGCTGGTAGATGCCCGCGATCTGTCCAAAGGGGAACAGACAGAGGACGAATACAAGGCCATACTTACGCAGCGGGGACACGACAAGCTGGATGAACATAACAGAATCCAAAGTTTTGAGGCGGGCATAAAGTCAAGCAGCCAATTCCGCTATACCGAGGACTGGAACCTTGGGGACATTGTGACCGGCAGACAAACGGAGTGGGGCGTGTCCATGGACCAGCGTGTCACGGAAGTGGAAGAAATTTATGAAAATGATACCATGACCGTGGTTCCTACTCTGGGAACCCCTGCCCCGGAAACCTACAATTTGGAGGATAACATAGCATGAACAAGGAAATGGAAAAGAGCAGCGAAAACGGCATGTTCTTGGACGGCCGGGATTATACCGCGTCTGAACTTTACAAAACGATTGCGCTGCTTGTTGGCAACGGCGTTTATTCCAATGAGCTGACGCCGACGGCCACCAACGAAAATATGACAATCACCCACGGGACAGGCCATGCATGGATCAATGGTGTTGTTTATGTGAATTCTACTCCGTTCGTGCTGGATATTGCGACCGCTGACGGCAGCCTGAACCGGTACGACAGCCTTATGCTGCGGCTGAACCTTTCCATAAACGAAGTATACGCCGTTATCGTGCAGGGTGCCTATGCTACCACCCCGCAGCCGCCCGCCTGCACGCGAAACGCCGAAACCTTTGATCTGAAGATTTGCGATATTTACGTCCCCGCTGGCTGCACGAAGATTACGCAGGACCAAATAACGGACACCCGGCTGGATTCATCCGTTTGCGGCGTGCCCGTTTTTCCGGTGGAACATCTGGACATGACAAGTTTTTACCGGCAGATTTCTGCCGACCTGTCGAAATTCCGGGAAGACGAAGAGGCGGAGTTCGCCGCGTGGGTGGCGGAGCAGGAAGACACCAACATGACCACCATGACCGACTTGGTGGAAGCTGTACGCGATACCAGCGACGAAAGCCGCGCCGAAATTCTGGCCCTTTTGCAGCAGCTGAATACTCTGGTAGACAGCGACACAGTTGGGACACTTATTGCCCAGATAAACAACGCCGTTAAAAAATCCGGTGATACCATGACCGGCGATCTGAATATGGGCGGCCATGCGATCACAGGCGCGGAGCTGACGCAAATCGTTCAGGCCACGCTTACCGCCGCCGGCTGGTCGGCCAGCGCCCCCTATACCCAAACCGTTGCCGTGGCGGGGGTAACGGCCGGAAAGCCGCCGTATATCACGCCGGTATATTCCGGGGTGGCGGATGCGGATATTGCTCTGCGGGAAGCTTGCGCGGCCGTGAGCTATGCGAAGCCGGGGTCCGGAACCATCACGTTTGTTTGCCTTGAGGACAAGCCGCAAACGAACATTCCGGTTCAGGTGGAGGTGAAGCGATAATGGCTGACGTATTCGCATACTTAGAGGGATTTGGTGTCAGCGGCGGCGAAGGTGGCACGCTCAAGGTAAATGCGCCGCCTCTGGTAGCTGTGACCATCACCAACAAGGCCGGTAAAACGAAGACCAAGACCGCAAATGCCGACGGCATGGCGGTATTCAAGGGGCTTGCAAGCGGCAAGTGGAACGTAACCATTGTCAACAGCGATGGCAAGCCGACCACCATAACCGCCGATGTTCAGACAGAGTACACCGTTACAATCGCTTTTTTCTCCGCTACCATCAACATCACTTATCCAGCTGGTTCGACCTGTACCTGTACGGATGGTACCACAACCCTTACAGCCCCTGACACCAGCGGTACATGGGCTTGCATCGTACCGAACGCCGGGACTTGGACGGCGACCTCCACAAGTGGGACGGAGACCGACAGCAAGGCTATCGCTATTACCACGGATGGTCAGAACACCTCTGTGGAGCTGAGTTATGCAACGTATCTTTATAACCTTGGCGATGCATGCGATGCTTTAACTGGTGGCTGGCAGGCAATAGGAAAGTATAATGCCCCCATAGACAACGGGGGTTGGCAGGGAAGCCCGAGTGCCGTAAATGGCACTGCGTCGCTTGATATAAGCCTTGGGGGCAGTTGCGGATTAGTTGTAACAAAAAATAAGATCGATTTGACGGGATACCAAACGTTGACATTCAGGGGAGATGTTACAACTCTTGGAGAATGCAGTTTGGCTATTTGGAGTAGCACTACCGGCGATTACATGCCATCGTCGGTAGCATCTGCGGCGATCAGTACCACCGGCGTATCTGTTGAATGCAGCCTTGATCTATCTGCTATCACCGGTAGTTACTACATCGGCCTAGCTCTAAAGAACACAAACGCTATTGCGATGAAGCAGCTGTATTTGGAAGATTGAGGTGGTTCGATGAAGACTGTTTATCTAGATACTGACTTTAAGTGCTACGTCACCTCTGGCGAAGGGCGGACACAGGTAGAAACAGACGCATTCGACGGTAAGTGCGACGCCTACATTGAGGGCTACCGATTCGTTCCGGATGGGCAGACGTGGGCGCGAGAGGACGGCGCGGTATTTACCGGCGAGATGATTGCCCCGTGGAAGCCCTGGGCGGAGCTTGACGCCGCTCAGCGGGAGTATGAGCGAGAGCAATACCAGACGGTTGTTGCTCAGAATACCGAGTATGAGGCCGCATTATCTGAAATCGAGGAGGCGCTGGGCGTATGACCATCGAAGAACGCAAAAACGCTATTTTGGCAAAAATCGCCGAAATGAAAGCCGAAGGTGCCGACATGCAGGAAGCATTGAACCTTTTGGAGGTGAAGCCGGATGAAGAAGTGGAGTAACGGAGCCAAAAAGCGGCTGGTGGAAATCCGCGCCGCCGAGGACGGGGAGCAGGATATGCGCACCATCGCCGCAAGCATCGCCAAGCTGCCCCCCGGTCAGCTCAAGAAAATCCTCACAGCGGACATTATCGATATCCTAGCGAAATACGGGGTGGTGATCGGATGACGACCAAGCAAAAGCAATGCTTGCTGCTGTACCTTGGGTATTACACTGGGGCAGTCGACGGTATTTGGGGCGATAACTCCCGCTGCGCCACCGAGGCATTCCAGCGTAATTACGGGCTTACGGTGGATGGGATATTCGGCATCGGGACGGAGGCACGTATCCGGGAGGTCGTTGCTTCCGGAGAGCCGCCCCAACAGCCCCAAGACACCCAGGGGACGGAGGGCGGCGCAGACTGGTGGAAGGATATCCGGTATTTCAAACGCGCCGAGTTCCGCTGTCCCTGCGGTCGCTGCGGCGGTTTCCCGGTGGAGCCGCAGGAATCCATCGCACGTACCGTGGACAAGATTCGCTACAGGCTGGGTATCCCGATTTCCATTGTGGACGGCGGCGGTTCCGGCGTGCGGTGCGCGGCGCACAATGCGGAGGTTGGCGGTGTGGCCAATTCTCAGCATTTGTACGGGCTTGCGGCGGATCTGCACAGCGCAGCAAGTCCGGCGCAGATGAAAGCCGTGGCAGAAGATGTCATGGGACACACAGGCGGAATCGGGCTTTACGACTGGGGGATTCACGTGGACACCCGCCCCGGATATGCCCGGTGGAACGGCTGAGAAGGGAGCATGCCTATGGACTTGGAACATGAGCAGAGACTGACCGCCGTGGAGGAACGGTCAAAATCCAATAGTCATAGACTTGATAAAGTGGAGGCGTCCGCAGCAGCGATAAACCGGCTTGCGACCTCCATGGAAGTTATGGCCAACAAGCAAGAACAGGTCGCGGATACCGTTGACAGGCTGGACGGCAAGGTCACGGCGCTGGAAGGAAAACCCGGAAAGCGCTGGGACAATCTTGTGGAAAAGCTGATTTGGGCAGTCGTGGCCGCAGTTGCAGGCTTTTTCCTGGCTCAAATCGGGCTGGGTTGAGCGATATATTTTGTATCTTGGGGGTATACCATGAATGAAAAAGATTTTGTAAACCTGTGCAAAAAGGCCGTCGCTGAATACTCCAATGAGCATTTGGACAAAAGCGACGGCAAGAAGATCACCGAGGACGATGTTTTTATCGTCTGGATGTGCAAGACCTTGCAGAATAGCAAGGCGCTTGCGAGTACCACCCTCTTTGACGGTATGTACTACGAACTTACCTTCAACGGGGACAAGAAGGAACTCTATTTCGACGCCTACAAAAAGTGGGAAAATAAGGCCATTTCTATTGGCTGAGTAATTCAAGGAGGAACATACAATGTTTGAATACTTCATTTATCACTACGGAACGCAGATCATTGCGGCCATTCTGTGCGCGATCTTCG